GAGTAAAGTTTTTTTAGCCTTATATTTTTTCTTTGCTTTTACATTTTTAGTGTAATGATGCAAAGCCATTTCAACTCGTAAGAGCTTAGTTTCTGTTTCCGTTATACGTTGCATGGCTGCCATGATTAAAAAATCTTGCAGTTTAGTTTCCTTTATAAGTTCACAACAGATTTCTTCCATTACAGCATTAGGCATATCTCTCACCTCTCTTTTTCTTATTTCAATTTCAAGTTCTATTTGAGGAGGTGGATTACCTACAAGAACATCAAAAAATTCTTTATGGTTCATTTACCTGGGAAGAGTGCTTTCTCCAACATATCGCATAATTTATCATCAACATCATTGTCTGTTTTTGTTACACAGGCACGAACAAGATCAAGAGCAAGTTGTCTAATTGCTTTGGACTTAAGAAAGGTAAAAAGGATTGGTTTGAATAGGGCAAGCATGAGTTTTGTTATATATACTTTCCAAGTATGTCATTATTTGCTAATTTTGGCTTGACTCCCTACACAAGTCAATAAGCCCTATTATCCCCAAATAGGGTTTTTTCTTATAAAAAACATGGAAGATCAAGAAGAAAAAGAAGGTAATCGTGTCGAAACGATTGTCAAAATTGCTGTTCTAGTCTGGTCTGCAAGTATGCTGACTCTTTCTTACTACGAACCTGCTGACGGAAAGAAGATAGTGGACTTTGATCCAACTTTCATCGCTTCAATTTTCAGTGGAAGTTTAGCTTCTTTCGGCCTACAGGTAGGCAAAAAGAAAAATGGTAACGGTAATGGCAATGGAAAAGCACCTAAGATAGTAGATAATAAAGATAACAACGTAGGCATCCAATGAAGAAACTATTATTGCTAGGTTTATTTATAGCTGCACCTTGCTACGCAAACGGAGTGCCAAGCTGGACCACAGGTTCATCTAATAGAACTGAGAATACTACTCAGACTATTACACGCTCGATAGTGACCGAGAAATATGGATCTGCTTTAAATACTTGGGAAGCATCTAATGTTGCTGTTACAAGTGCTGCTAGTGGTGGCATAACTCATGCAGATGCAATCTTTACTCCTAAAGTTGATACTGCTGATTGGTCGTTATCCATAACTACCAGAGCAGCCAGCCAAAAGACTGAACAAATTACACAGAATGATGCGATTACGACTACAAGCGTTATTACTAGCTTGTCTGTGTTTAGCCAGTAATCAAGTAAGAGCAGAAAGTGATACTAACGTAACTGCTCAACCTAATGCTGTTGGTAATTCTAGTATTATCAACCAGAACATGAATATAAACCAAGGAGCTACAAGTAAAAATCAATATGGAAATTTAGTATGTTCACAACCTTCTATGAGTTTTACACCTTTTTATACAGGTAATGATGCACAAGGAGGAGAAACTTACAGTATTAACGAAGGTTGGGGATTTCAAATGTCATTTATGGTTCCACTAGGAGTCAATAACCAAACTTGCTCAGAGTTAGCAACCGTAAAGCTAGACTTAGCCAAAGAAGAACTAAACAAAAATATATACGATAAAAACCTCGTAAGGATTTTGAAGTGTTCACAGCTTCACGCTAGTGGATATATGATAAATCCTAAATCAGAATTTGCTTATCTTTGCTCAGATGTAATAAATATTAGGGCTTACGTTCGTCAGAACTCTGATCTTTTTTCTGAAAATTAGCTACTTCTTTCTTTAACACCTTAGTAAATATCTTTTTAAATATTTTCTTGATTTGAGCTACTACAGCTTGCATTGCAATACCACCAGCTACAGAAACTACAGATGCAGTACCAGCAGCTATAACAGAAGAAGCTATAACCTCTGGTGCTGGTATTGGCATCTCCCCGAAGAATGGTAAATTAAAAGTACTTACATTTTCTACCGTTGATAAAGTTTCTTTGGTTCCTGGCAAGTTGCTCGGTATTGGGGGTGGTTGTATTCCTGATACTTCCTCCGTTGAAGATGATGCTTCTTCTGAAGCAGATTCCTGATCTTCCCCAAGTCCCGACTGTACCTGTTCCAGAGAAGGTAGAAGGAGTGGATCTAAATATGGAATCTCTGCCACAGGTGGATAAAATATTGTACTAGGCGGTACTAAAGTTTCTGGTAAATTAATTTTTGGTATTTCCATAAAGACTAAACAACACTACGAGATCTGCATGATCTTGTTTTACAAGCACCACTGCAATATATACGCCTTTGTTCCATTGTATCGAAAGTAGTTCCGCACACTGGGCATTGTTTTGTTAGACAACTGTTATCTACTTTTTTTTTGCTGGTTTTACTTCTTCTTCTGCTCTATCACCTAAAATTGCATTAATTTGAATAGCTCTGTTCTGACAGTTTTTTTGAACCTGTACCGCTTCGTCAAAGTTCTTTTGTAATGTTTGAAGTTCTTGTTGAAGTTCTTGTGTTGTTTTTCTAGGCATAAATTAATACTTTGTTTTACCTAGTGTTACAGCAGAATCCTGTGCTGTAAAGTTTTCACTACCCCAGATACTGGTAGTACCATCTTCTTTTTTGTAAGCCTTGATAATTTCAAGGTGTTCAACGTTTCTCTTTACTTTATCTTTTTGTTCATCTGTAAGAGAAGACAAAGCAGCAAGGGTGTTAATTACAGTTACGCTATCTCCAGCATTAGTGAAGATAGTTGCAATTTCATCAGTAGTACGTTCAGTCATTTAACTAAATATTTATTATTAATTTTACTATGTACATTTATTTATTGCCATTTATACAGTTACTTCCATTGCTGTAATAATTGAAGGAAATCTCCCAACGCTAGAGGCGTTACTATCATCGTCGTTTCTACCTAAGTAAAACGTACCTGCATCAGAAGCTGCTCTTTTATGTTGAATACTGTAAGTTACCGCAGATGTAGTAGCTGGAGAATCTAAAAATTCAAAAGAGGTTTGTATGTATGATAAAGAACCTTCAGCATAAGAATCAACAACTGTACCTGCTTGTACTCTATTCCCATCACTGTCTCCAACAGACCCACTTATTCCTGATCCTCCTCTAGCTAATCTAAAATAATGCGCCCAAGCACTTCCGCTAGGAAAACCAACAAATGTAAATCTGACTAATATTTTATTAGAGTTAGATGAAGGAGTAATGCTAACTGTTGGACCTATATTTGCAAAGCTATCGGCTGTAGATGATGCGGTATCTGTTTTTACTGACTGAACAACTTGAATAATTCCACCATTAGCTCCACTTGGCAGCCCACCGACAGGAACGATTGAATTGACTTTAAGTTGGCTCATGGTGCAATCTCCGTAGCTGTGAATAATGAAATATATCTACTGACTTCTCCACTATTACTATCACTATCATTTCGATTCAAATACATAGTTCTTGTAGTTCCTGATCCATGTCCCATTGCAAAACTATACGTTAAAGAAGAAGTTGATGCGGGTTTGTCTAATAAATAAATAGGAAAACTAAACGGATGGTAAGTAGACTCTGATCTACCCCCTGCTGAAGTTTGCTGTCTGTTACCAGAACCATCACCAATTGACGTAGAAGTACTACCACCATTAACTGCTGTTGTTAAAACACTACCACCTTTTCTATAGGTTATATGGATTTCTTGTGAACCCCCAGAACAGTTAACAGTTATAAAACCTCCTAATAATATCAAGCTAGAAGTGCTAGATGGGGTAATGCTAACAGAAAAAAAAGAGTCAGTAGTACCCTGCGCTCCTGAAGCTACACTTACTGAAGATGTGTCAGTTTTTACTGTTTGAACTATCTGTAATACTCTTGATAAAGTATTACCAGAAGTATCTTGTAAAGTGTTAACTTTTAATGTACTCATGGTTTGGGATATTTAGCTTTAACAGCAGCAACGTGATCTTTCCAAGTAGTCGTTCCATTAACAGAATCTTTATATTGCATATCTAGCTGATCGCCAACAGAAGCATAAATAGTGTCTGTCGTACCAGCAACACCAGTTCTTTGAGATTTATAAAGTATCGCAGCAGCTTCCGTGTTCAACGTAGTTCTTGCAGCATCCACAAGAGATTGATCTAAAGTTACAGAATTACCGCTTGCGTCAAAAGCACCAGCAGAATCATCAATAGAAACTACAGTTCCAGCGTATGCTTTGTAAATCGCTTCGTGATCTAAGGCCATAGTCAGGTTTTAATTAGATTATACAGCAGAGATATCATGCTGACACCTCCATTAGTGTTATTACAGATGTTGCT